GAATTTGATGTATCATATGCACCAGACTCTAATCTAAAATCATAAACTCTTGCAACGCCAATTTCTTTTCCTGAGGATACTTTTTGATCAGAACCAACTCTTGAATCACGTAAACTTAATACATATGTATTACCAATTCCTATTTTTGGAGATCCGTAAACTCTATTTAATTTTAAAGTTGGACCCGTATTATAATTTAAAGATTGGTTTTCTAAAGTCTTTGTTGTTCTTGGTTTAGGGCAATCTAGAAAAGTTGAACTTATCGTTTCACACTCATATCCTCTAACAAATGCCTTGCCAGGAGAAATTTGATAGACTGCTAAGTCGTTTGATGGAGTAGATCCTCCATATGTAAATTGCCCAACATTAAAGATGCCATTATTTCCTAAGTTATTATTTAAAGACTCTTTTAAAGAAGCATCAAAAGCAGTCACATAATAGTCACCAGACTCTGCAAAAGTTCTTCTTGCTAATTCGTCTGTTATGCTATTGTATGGAGTGGTTTGTTGTGACCTAATAGTACCATCTTTTATTGTTGCTAACTCTACAAAATTTCCATCATCAAAATCTGTATTTGGTTTTTTTGATAATGTTGCGGTAATTTTTAGTCTATCTGCTCCTGGAGCTGCATAATTATTGAATCCTTGAGAATTATCGTTTAAAGATTCGTCAATTTCAGAAGTAACGATCTCTTCACTTACAAATAAACCAACTCTGTAGTTTGGTGTATTTGAATATTGATCTAAAACTAGAGTTTCATCATTTACTGTTACAAATTGACCTCTAATAAAATAAACACCATTCGTAATAGAAAATGCAGATCCTATTGAAGTTGCATTTTGTGCTATTGTTGATGCAAATGGTTGCCCAGAAGCTATTAATGAATTTCCTAATAGACCAGATGTAATTTGTGTATTGCAAGACAATAATTCACCATCAGAAAATTGTTGAGTTGAATTATTTTGTGTATTTGAAGAAAGGTAATTGATGTAGAGTGTTAAATTTCCTCTTTCAGAATCAGTTGGAAGTAAAATCTTATCTACTACTGCGGTTACTCCCGATGTTTGTCCGGTAATTTTTGTACCAACTAATTGATCTGCATATGCAGATACTGGAACACCAAGATAGGTGTTTTGTAGTTCTACTGCGTAATAAAGTTGATTATATCCAGTATTTCCCGGAATAACTTTGGCACCTTCTTTAAAAAAGTGCTGACCAAATTTTTCAATTTGGTTTTGTAATATTGACTGTAGAGTGGTTAACTCTCTTGCTTGAACAGGATAACCGGGTTTAAAAAGAACTCTATAGTAGTCATTATTTGCATCAAAATCATCAAAATATGGAGCTACGTTGAGGTTAGTTTCCTGAGACATAATTCTTTAGAACTGCAAAATGACTTTAATATCTTCTTTTTGGTTGGATGATCTAGTAATTGCTGGTCTATTATCTACATAAATGATGTTTCCTGAATATTTTTTAACTTCAGGATTTGCAAGACCATTAGTAAATTCTTGACCAAGGTAGTATGTCCTACTATTTATTACTGTAGATATACCGGAAAAAGATGTATTTATTGCTAGGTTGGAACCAGACGATGGTACAATAATTAAACTTCCACCAGTTGATGGGGAACTGGTAAATTCTGTCAAATCAAATCCATAAGTTGGATTTGTAACTGCAACTCCAACTGTCGTGAATCCGGCAAGAGAACGATCTTGCCAGTACTTAAGAACTCCGGTGGTTTGATCATAACTAATAACTCTTCCAACAGCCGTAGTTCCTGTTGCCACAGTTTGTGTAAAATATGAGTCTGTGGTAAAAGTCGCTGAACTATATCCAGTTCCTGCAAGTCTTAGAGCATAGGCCGCGCTCGCTTTATCTGAAGTCAGTAAACTTCCAGAACTTACTCTTGGACTTTCAACTACTCCCACTCTTGCAATTTGATTTCCAGTTATAAAATCTGGATTTTGAGTATCGTTTTCTATTCTAGAGTATAAAAGAACGTTATACGCTCCAAGTTCACGGTAAATATCGGCGCCGTGACCTCCTTTAGGAGAAATAATAACATCAAATGTTGGTCTAGTTGTTCCTGTTGGAACGTTTCCTGCGATTAAATCAACATTACCATAAGTATATCCAGAACCTTGACTAGAAACAACTACCGATTCTACTTTTTGGTCATTGTTAATAACTACAGTACATTCTGCTCCTGTTCCATCTCCTTTGATGGGAACTCTTGTATAAGTTCTATTTGCAGTTCCTAATCCAACGCCACTATTTGTAACAGTTACAATTTTAATAGAACCATCGACTGCATTATCTCTTACTGCAGCATTGTCAGAAGATGATTCCCAATTTGCAGGAACTGGGAAAAAATCAGACGTTTCAAACTTTGCGACCTCTGATGGTTTTAATGTATAAAGATATTTCCAAATATAACCATCACCACTAGATCCAGCAGACCTTGGTTCTAGATCTGTAAATGTTGGTTCATCTAAAGAAGGTCTTCCATTTGGATTTTCTGGATTTGTTCCGTTCTGAAGACAAATATAAACTTTATAATCACTGTTCAAAACATAATAAGATGCAGCATACAAGTTCGTTGCTCCGGATACTTTAGCAGTATTTGATCTGCTATAGTCGTGACGATACATATCATATGTTGTTCCCGAAGACCAAACTCTCTTTTGAACAACCTGTCTTACATCAGACGCATTAATCTTTTTCAACGCAACCATTGTGTCCCAATAACTATTTTCTTCATCAAAAGAATCTTTTGGTGAAGGGGGATTTGTGTCCCAATCAGATTGAATTTCTGTGGGGTTTGGTAATCCAATAAAAGAATAATATGAATTACCAGAAGAACTTACCCCAGCAACAAAATTCTTTGCATTTAATATTCTAATCTGATCAGTTATAATTGCTGCCATTTTATGATAACTTTTTTATTATTTATTAGTGATTTAAATGGTTGTTGGATAAACACTGATAGTATTACCCATCCCTGAGTGACTAGTGCATTGATAATATAAAGTATTTGGAGCACTAAATGGAACTTCAAATCTTATAACACCACTTGCAGCACTATTATTAGTGACACCATCATTATACGCAGCACCACCATTACCCACACGTATTTGAAATGGATGACTACCACCAGAGTTATTTACAAACTCATAAACTCTACCTCTTGCAAGATAAAGAACCGGATCATTAGTTGTCTGAGTAAATCCAATTCCAGTGAAAGTATAATTAGAATTTCCATCAGCACCTAATGTCCATCTACCACTTGCAGTATATGATGCATCTCCATAAAATGTGACAATTCCAGAAGTTGCAGTAACTATTCCAGAAGAAATCTGTACTGTTCCAGCAGTAAGACCAGATGCTCCTATTGTACCTGCGGCAGATACATAACCACTTAACGTAATATTACCAGAATTATCAAGAACAGTTAGTGCATTATTAAGTGAACTAGTTAAATTACCTCCTAATAATAGTCTTCCACCATAATCAACAACTATCTTTTTGCCATATACATTTACACTAGGGGTAGATATTGTAAATATTTCAGCAGAAGGAGATGTCGTATTATTGACAATATCAATGCCAGAAGACGTACTAGTGCCATCTCCTAATACTAATTTACCAGAGTTGCTTAATGATGCATATTCATTTGATATCAAACTTGTTCTAATACTAATTTTATCTAAATGTGTTGTAATACCTGTAATAACAGCATTACCAGATACTGTCAGTTTTTCTGTTGGGTTTGTGGTTCCTATCCCAACCAATCCAGCAGTGGTTGTAGTAATAACTGTTCCACTAGTTCCTACATTGAGTGTTGATGCTGTCGCAACACCTACAGTAATATTAGGAGTTCCAGTAAGTCCTTGAGCATTAGTAGCAGTTGTTGCAGTGCCAGTGAGTGCCCCAACAAATGTAGTAGCAGTTACAACACCAGTAAAGGTTCCATTACCAGTCACTGTAAGAGCACTGGTGGGGTTTGTGGTTCCTATACCAACATTAGAGAGTGTGTGAATACCTGCTGCTGTTGTGACCCATTGTGAAGACCCTCCACTACCAGTAGCAGTGATTGTTACATTTCCAGTAGATTGATTTACAGAAATACCAGAACCAGCAGTAATAGAAGTAACAGCAGAACCAGTTAATGTTGTTCCTCCAAGAACAATTGCTGTTGCACTTATAATACCAGTAGAACCATTAATCGTAATACCAGTACCAACATTGATAATATTAGTAGCACCGTTAAGAGTAATAGATGCAGTACCAATCGTGAGAATTCCAGTGACTCGTGCATCACCATTTACGAATAATGTTGTTCCTGATGCTCCTACTGCACCAACCTCCAATAGGAATCTTGGATTTGTGGTTCCTATACCAACGTTCTTAAGAGTATGAATTCCTACAGATGTTGATGTCCAGGTTCCACCAATTGAAGTTAAGTTTGTTCCATCACCAAAATGAGTATAAATCTCACTAAAATTGTCATTAATAATACCACCAGCGGCACGAAGAGTACTACCTGTATTATCATTTGCTGCACTTCCCGTGTTTATTCCGATTCTTGCCATTTTAGAAAGTTTTTAAGTATTTAGTTTAAGTAGTAATGTAGTTTTGAAATTTAAGTGGAAGAGTTCTCGTAACAGCACCAGAAGTTGAAATTCCACCAACTCCATTGTTTCCATAGAAGTTATATGCATTCTCTTTGGTTCTTTCTGTAAGTTGAATTCTTCCCCAACTAAAGTTTCCAAAGTAATTTGATGTTGTGATACCTCCAGAGTAACTACTACCAGAACCAATTCCAGTAGAGTCAAAAGTAAATACCGTTGAATCAAAAGTAATATTTGTTGATGAAAAATTAATAGTAGAAATTCCACTAATTCTTGCAAATATTCTTCTTACTATAGTTGTTCCAGCACCAACTGTTGTGATTCCAATTGCAGTGTTTGCAACACTTACATTACTTACACTTTCTACTTGATAAACATTATCCACAAAATTGGTTCCAATTCCTATGATATTATTAATAGTATCTCTTGATGTTATTGATGTTGTTGCAAAACCAACATTTGAATCATAAACTAAGAAGTAGTCACCAGTTCCAATACCACTAAGAGTAAGTGCAGTTCCAACAACAGATGTATCTCTTAAATATGAATTAGTTGGAATGTGAAGATCAAATATAATTTTATCAACAGAAGAAACTGTTGTGGTTCCAAATCCGACGATTACGCCAGAATCACCTGCATATGATGCAACACCACCAGTTTCTTTAATTATACCTGGTGATTCAATTAACACCTGAGGAGGAATGGTAGATATGTAACCACCTCCTCCAAATGTAACTGCGATTCCTGTTACAACTCCTCCAGATACAGTAACAGATGCAAGAGCAGTATTTTGTACTGCTGTGGTTCCAAATCCAATTGGTGGAGAAATTGATACTGTTGGAGTGGTTGTATATCCAACTCCACCATCACTAATTACGATTGAAGTAACTGTTCCTGCAATAGATACCACTGCAGTTGCTGATGCTCCAACTTTGTTATCTTGAGAAATAATAGTTATTGAATTTTGGAATGCTACTGAAATATCGTTTTCATTTGTTGGGCTAAAAAATGGTCTTACATTATCAACACGAAGAATGGTGCTTCCAACTCCAACAGATTGAATTAGATATGATGAAGGATAAATTGAAGCTTCATATAATATCCTATCTTTTCCAATTTCCTTTTCATTAATGATTTTATCCTCTGTTTGTCTACACCAAGTAACTGGTCTGACTAGAATTGGATTATTTGCCAATCCTGGTCCATAATATGGTAAAGTTTTTATTAAATCGGTTGAATCTATAGAACTTACAGATCTTTCACTTTCTTGTAGTGTTGAGGATTGCCCAATAGTCGAATCATAACCAATAGTTAAATCGTCACCAACTTTGACAGTTTCTAAAATATTTCTTTCAATAACATCAAGTGATCCACTTCCTCTATAGAATATAAGTTTGCAGGTGTCTCCAACTTTAGGTGGTTCTGTAAATGTGAGCACACTTCCACCAGCAAATTGGTATCCAGAACCAGGAACTTGGAGAACATCATTTAAGAATATTAAAAGATTATCTTGAATATTGATATTTGATCCTTTTGCTGATCTTATAGAAACAAGTGTGCCAGAAACTCTTAGTGGGAAAGTAACCCTATAACCATCAAAAAGGTTTTCAATATTATCTAAAACTTGAAGTTCTCCAATTGACCATCCAGCAAACTTATTACTAATTGTATTTTGTATAGAAATTTGGAATTCTTTAAATGGTTTTGATGGATTTGTAGGAATACCAACAGTCCCA